GCGGGCTTACCGTCGCCAACTTCCTCACGGAGCTTGTCGAAGGAGGCACCACCACCCAGGTCGCCGCTGTCGTATTCACCGTGCTCAACGGTCTTCTCGGCGGTCATTCCCTTGCGGGCAGTAGTTACACCGTCATCGCCGGTCATTTCGTCAGCTTGGGGCTCACCGTACATGTAGTTGTGGGTGGATACCTTGGTGGCTGCGGATGAGGACTTCTGACGAAGAACACGCATGTTCTTGTCGCTCATCACGTTTTGAGTCTGGACAGCAAACACCTCGTTGTCAGGCATTTCCTCGGTTTCCACCGGAATCTTGGTTGCTGTCTCTTTCCGACCGTAGGGATCGGTGCCAGTGGACTCCTCGGGCTTGCTGCCTTCGGGATAGTCTTCCTTACCAGCGTCATACTGGTCGCCATTGTGGACTTGGTCGTAACCGTCCTCTTGGCCAGCCCAGCGACCGGTATCACCCTTGCCAAACTCGCCATCTTTGGCGGTCTTCATGCGGTCCTCAGACTGCTCGGCACTCTTAGCGGTGTGCATACGGTCAGCATCTTGCTCCCCGCTCTTGGCGGTCTTCATGCGACCGGTCTTACCAGCGCCGTCTTCCTTGCCGGTCTTCATCCGGTCAACATAGCCGTCAGAGTCAGAGCGAGCGGTCTCATAACGACCATCGTCTTCAGCGTGGTCGGCAGTGCCTGGGCCACCGTCGCCACCGTGGCGCTTCTGGACGCCGCTATCAGTCATGTCATCCTCAGAGTGCTTGGCCTCTTTGATGAGCTTGTCTTCTTATTTGCCGAAGCGCTTAACTTCTTTGGCTTCGCCTTCCTTGCCTTCTTTCTTGAGGCGCTTGGCCTCAAAGGCACGGTCAGCAGCAGCTTTGCGTTCGGCGGTAGATTCTTTGTGTGCTTCTTCGTAGACGTTTTCTACGACTTGCATCACTTGGCCGTGGGCACCCTTTTCGTGCTTCCGGCTGATTTTTCCTTTTTCCATAAATTCCTCTTCCGGAAATTGAGTTTCGAGGTCAGCCGTCTGCTGAGAAATTTCAGTTCCTTCGCGACCCACGTGTTTGCTGGTTTCTTTGAATTGTGGAGCATCTGGGTTAGCCATTTGAGCGGCTTCGGGTTGCTCCGTCACGGATGACGTTGTAACCTCTTCCAGTTCCTCGGTAGGTTGTGCTTGTTGGTTGCCTTGGAGATCTTTTACCGCACTTGACACATCCTCTCGGACTTCATCAAGCTTCTCTCGGAGCATTTCGAGAGGGCTCTTTTCCACAATGAGTGTGGGTCCGAGTTCCTCATCAAAGATGTCAGAGGGGGCAAGAGCTACGGCAAAATCGTAGACTCCCTCCATTTCAGCAAATGTAAAGGGTTCCAAGCCCTTTACGGCCGGAGGCGAAGCCCCCAGCAAGGCCAGGTGTCGTGCGCTCCACTTTCCCTTGTGTGGGTTGATGGCGGAATCTGGAGAGTAGAAAGAGATTGAAACCTTACGGTAATGCCCGTCTTTCACCAGATCCTTGGCTGTGTCGGTAAAGGCCACGTCGGCATACAAATTGCCCCCTTGCTGACTGAATCCTTTGATCCAGCCATAGGCAGGGAGGCTGTCATTGTCGCCTGCGTGACCAATCACCAGGGGAGCTTCATGGATTGAGGGATCGTAAGTTTTGACCACCTGCTCAAGGTCTTTTTCAGAGAAATGCCTCTGGACACCTTGAGCGGAGGTCTGATCACCTGCTTTGAAGACGTGAATACGTTTTTGAAACACCGTGTTTATTAGTGACCCATTGTTCAGTTTTTACCCTACTTGCGATCCATCTCGACGGCTTCGTCTTCGGTGATGATTTGGTTGCCGAAGGGTTTCAATTTCATCATCGGTAATCCATTGATCGCTTTCGGGAATCGCCTTTGCGGCGGCTTTGCTTGCAACGCTATCTAGTTGCTCTTCTACGTCGGGTGTGCTCACCGAGTCGGACTGGGTTTCTTCGGGGGCAGCGCCAGCAGGCATGTCCATTACATTTGCGGCAGCTTCTAAATTTTGCGCGGCTGCTTGTTCCCCTTCGTCCCCAAAAATGGATCCAAATAGGTCTTGATCTTGCTGTGGATCGTATTGGGTGGCTGCTTCTTCACTCTCGCCCGCCTCTTTTTCTTCCAACTCCACACGGAAGTGACGTTCGATCCACTCCTTGCGAGGAGTGTAGCCCGACTGAATCAGGAGAGAAACGTCAGGCATTGTGAGGGGAGATTCCTCGATACGGAACTCGCGGGTCAGAACCGGTGCGGCAACGTCTACACCGAAGTTCAGATCCACGATCCAACGCACCAGTGTCTGTGTCAGGGTGTGGGAGAGAGCTTCCGAAAGCTCGCTGGCCCTCACCACACGCACGGTGTTGGCCACTTGAGAGGAAGCGCGAGATCCGGACTCGGCTTGGCCTGCTTCGTTCTCTCCACAGATGACGAGGGAGATTTCTTTGTCGATATACTCGATGAGGTTCTTGAAGACCTCAGGGGAGCCAGAGGGTACTACGAAATCAAGCTCGTAACCCTCCGGCAGAATCATTGCGGTTTCCTGGGAGAGATTGGATAGATGGCCGTAGAGAGTATCCAGCTCTCGTGTGCTCGCAGAGAGCGGTGCCTTTGCAACAGCTGTCGGCGTCGCGTAACGGTCGCCGTAGAGGACGTAAGATTCGATGGCACGGCGCCGAAACTTGACAAGAGGATAAAGAATGCGACCGAGAGCAGCACCGTATGGGTCGCCATTGTGAGAAACCCAGTAGCGATTGACGATGAATTTCCTTTGAGGGAGTTCCACACCTTCGAACATTCGGTTGAAGGTGAGGCAACGCATTGTGAAGCCGTTGACTGCATCCTGCTCCTCCTGGAAAACAAAACGGCGTTGATCGCGCATTCGAACGTCAAAAGGTATGACACCGCGTTTAGTTTTCTTCCACATGATTTCCCCAACCGAGAAACCTGTGATCAGAGACTCAGCCATGCCCACATAAATCTCGTCTAGGGGCATTTCCTCCAGGACCTCTGCGACAAAGTCGCGCACTGCAAGGTCACCAGGTTTGTCGGAATATTGCTGAACGTACCACGGACGGGAAGTTACCTCTTGTAGCAACTTGCGGAAGCAAGATTGCACTTGCTCATCATAGAGAAGACGCTGATAAACAACGAGCGCCCGGTTGCCACCCTTCTGGATAAGGAGGTCATCGTTGGGACGCACGATAGTGTTCCCCTGCCCTGTGAAGGGAGAGGAACTACCAAACATGTAGATGGACGATAGATTATACGGGTCACTCGTGTAACGAGCAACCTCACCTGAGGGGACTGGTGCTGTCTTAAATCGTTGCGCCATCCAATTCTCGTGCGTTGCCTAGTTGGTTAGTTTTACCCGGTTAGTTCGCCAGGGTGAAGTTGAGGGGAGGCTGAGGTTGCCCGTTGATTGAATACTGAATGAAGACCTTGTAGATACCGTCTTCACCCTGAGACCGCCAATTACCGGTCACCGACAAGTCGGTCAACCCTTGCACATTTTGCAGAACGCTGTACTGAATGGCGGAGTTGATCTGGCCAGGATCGAGAACCTCCAGCACATAGTCCCCGATGCCGTATTCCGCACGCATCACCCGCTCATAGTAACGAGTTTCCACGACGCTGCGAATTTGCTGAGTCACAGTGGCGTAGTCGGAACTGGTTGCCAGGTTGCCATTGACCACAGTCAAAGGATAAGTCAAACCCCGAACCGTAGGGGACAGAATCGTTGGATCACTCATCGGATGTATCTGCGGGAAATTTGAAACTCAATGGTATTCACACGTTTTCTGACTTCTTCTTTTGTCAAGTCACTTTCAACAACTTTTCGGATTTCCTTGCGCAAATCGCCAAGGGTCATCGATTGGTAATAGTTTGGATCCGCAAGGGACTCTTGTTTCTCTCCGGAAAGAAGGGAGAAGCAGAATGCTTCGAGGGAAACACCCTGCTCCTCCGCTTGTTTTTCCAAGTGAAAA